AAATGCTGGCGTCACAAAATAGTTTCCTGAAGTTCCCATTTGTGAGAATCCAGCACCACCACCAAGTCCAACACCACCTGCTCCACCAAAACCACCCATGAATGGGTCGAAATATGCTGCATCCAATTCAGAACGACTGAACCATAACAATTCGTTAATTTCTCTACCTGCTGGTACCTCATATATTTGTTGGTTGGGTATTAAATCAATATAATCCTTTTTTAAAACGTAATCACCTCCCGTTTGTAAACCGACGATTTTAGAATATGCGTAGGTATATTGGGTTTCCCAATCCATACTTCTGGTGGTTAAAGCTCTTGTTAATGATTGCTCATCTAAATTTAAACCATATAGAGACGACCACTGACTTTCAATCAGCCAGTCATTAACATATTGAGCATAATCTTGGATGGACATTTCTAAAAGGGAGTCCATCATTTCGTCCTCTATTTCGACAGAACGTAAAGGGGCACCCAAAAGATGTTTAATTCTTTTATATAATTTACTTCTTTCAGGTTCTTGGATTATTATAGTAGACATAAAGATATTTTTTATATAAATATCATCTACCCTTAAAAATGATATTTAACATCTCCTCAATCGATGAGGCGTCATCCATGATATCGTCACCCATGACTGTCGATATAATCTTTTTCTTTCTATTTAAGATGTCATAGATTAACCCTTCTATTGTGTTTTCAAACAGGGGATAATAAACTGATGTTGAATTTTTTTGTCCGATTCTATGTGACCGATCTTCCGCCTGAGCATGTTCTGCGGGAACAAATGATAAATCATTCATTATTACCGCTTCAGCTGAAGTTAAAGTTATTCCAACCCCAGCCGCCTTTAAGTTTCCAACAAAAACTTTAATTTTATCGTTTTCCTGAAAGTCGTCCACCGATTTTTGTCGATGGTGTTTAGAACAACTTCCATCCAAATAAACCGCTTGTTTTTCAAAATGATTGTAAATTTCATGTAAAGTATCGGTAAAGTTTGTAAAAATTATAACTTTTTTTCCTTGTTCGAGTATGTTTTCAGCCAACTCGATGGTTGTTTTAACTTTTTCTTGTGCGATAACTTTTCTTACCTTCATTATTTTACTGAACTGTATTGTTAGTGAATTTGATTCATCACCACTCTTATCGTACCAATCAAAATATTCACCCATCAATTCTTCGTAATTATCCGATTTCAATCTTAAATAGACAGGGGTGATAATTTTTTCGGGTAAATCTAAAACGTCGTCCTTTAGTCTTCGTAAAATATGTGTTTGGGTTCTATCTCTTAATTCATCTAAATTCGATGCCCCTGCCACGTTCCAAACCTTTCGACTACCAACATTAAATTGGAATCCATTACAGTATCGTCTTGCATATGCCATCCAATTTGCTGCCACGGGACTTTCAACCAAACTCAAAAGATTATAATAGTTCATCGGTCGTGATGTCATTGGCGTCCCCGTTAATAACCAAACCCTTTCAATGGATGCCGCAATATCGTTTACGATTTTTGTTCGGGCAGCTTGGGGGTTTGATATCATGTGAGATTCGTCCATAATAACCAAATCAAATTTGGACTTTAAAATTGTCGATTCCTCTCTTTTTTTTACGTCGTGGAAATTTTTTAAGATGTCGTAATTAATAATAACAAAATCGTGTTCGTCTGAATATTTTTTACCCTCCGATATGTACACACTTCTGTCGGTGTAGTTTTCGATTTCTCTTTGCCAATTTATTTTTAAAGATGCTGGACAAATAATTAATATTTTTTTTGCTCCCGTTTCTAACGCAGCAATGATCGTGGAGGTAGTTTTGCCCAAACCCATATCGTCCGCCAAAATAAACTTTTTGTTACCAACCAATTTTTGGATTGCTTCTTTTTGGTGTTCCATTGGGGGTCTCACATCGTATTTTGTGTAATCGACAACAACGTTTTTTACTTCGTTGTTTTTAATTATTGCGGATTTCGGTAACCAAAAATCGTGAACGGTTTCGCCACTAAACACTTTTCCCCAAATATGATACGACTTATCTTTTTCAACCAAAAGTTTTTCAACGTAAATTTCTGTTGGTTCCTTGGTATACATTTTATCCTCCATCATTTTTTTACCGAAGTAGGAATCTAACTTAACCCATTTTTTTGCAACTTTTGGGGATATATTATGGAAATTTATTATGTAATCCGATTGAGGTCTTGTGGGTACAAACGTTTTACTATTAAGTTTTTTATGTTTTAAATTTAGGATGTAGTTATTTGATCCAACATATTCATCTAAAAGTTGAAGTGCTTTAGTTTCGGGAGCCCTTGAAATTATGTCGTCCATAGTATTAAATTAATAGTAGTAAATAATAATAAATAATCAATCAAAGTATTTATTATTATGACACAGAATAGAGTTCCAATTACAAGATTAAATAAATTCTTCTCAGAGACAGACTTTTTTTTAGATATTTCCATGGGCGAGGAGTGGCTCCATGGCGACATGAACTTTACGGTAGTACTATATAGAGTCGACAAACAAAAAACAAATACTGATGATGTATATGGTGAGGCGTTGTCTGATGGAATACAATTTTTAACACCAATAGAGTTAAAAGGGTACGTTAAAATCGAGGCACCAGCAAACTCAGATTATGCTAATTCTAAATTATCTCAAATAGAGCCAGGTAATATGAATTTTAGTATATATCAAAGTTATTTGGATCAGTTGGCAATAGAAATTTCTTTGGGTGACTATATTGGGTATTATGAAACTGAAGATACGGTAAGATATTATACGGTAGTAAATGACGGTAGGATAACGTCGGATAATAAGCACACATATGGAGGGTATAAAAAATTCTATAGAACAATAATCGCAACCCCATCAACTAACAACGAATTCAAAGGAATATAAAATGGCATTACCTAAAAAAGAAAAAAAATACCTACCTCTTGTCCCCACTAAAGTTGGACAGGAAAGAAGGCAAGAAATGTTAGATGATATTACAGTTGACGGTACGTATTTACCAAAAGGGGTTTTACACGCTGACTTAGATAGGGGTATATTAGATTTTGTAAAGGATGATATAACATTAACTGTTGACGGTAAAACGGTGCCGACGGTTAATAAAATAATAACAACTCAGAGTTGGTCACAATTTACAGAGACGTGGGATTTCCAAGATTTAGATAAAAACGTTTCATTACCTTTTATTATAACGGTAAGACAGCCGGAGGTAAAATACGGTAAATTCCAAGGGGGTGGGGCGAATATTCCTGAAAGACTTAGGTTCTCATACTATACGGTACCAACTTGGGACGGACAAAGAAAGGGTGCGGACGTATATAAAATACCACAACCAGTACCTGTCGATGTTATATATACTATTAAAATATTTTGTAATAGAATGCGAGAAGTGAATGAATTCAATAAAATCATGATGCAAAAATTCACCTCAAAACAAGCCTACACACAAATTAAGGGTCACTATATGCCAATAACGTTAGAAGATCCAACAGATGAATCGGCAAAAGACATCGAAAAAAGAAAGTATTACGTACAGAGTTATAAAATCACATTAAATGGGTTGTTGATTGATGAAGATGAATTCCAAGTCTCCCCCGCAATCACAAGACAGGTGTCCCTTTTTGAATTTCAAACATCTAAAAAATCTAAAAGGGCTAAAATTGAACCCCCAAGACCGAACTCATTTGATTTGGATTTAAGTTTTGTGTCGGGTAACACACAATTAAGTGAGGTGTTTAGGTATACTGCCGATATTAATGTTGGTATGACACAAAACGTATCATCATTCTCTGTAACCATTAACGGTAATTACGCAGGTAATGATTTAAGTAAAATACTAATCAACGATGGGGATACTCTAGTTATTAATATTATAAAAAACGATATTACTAAAATTGCATCTATAAAAACTATTGCGGTGTTGGTTTAATTACTCACCATAAATATCTTTTTCTTTAATACAAGTCTTCTTAATTAAGTTTTCTAAAAACACATAAAGCTTCAATCCATTATCTTGGCAATACGTTTTTAAGATACTGTGAGTTTCTTCTGAAATCTTTATATTTTTTATTTTTTTCATAATTATAAATATAATAAGGTAGAAAAAAGGTAGAATTTTTTCATACTTGTATATATTTATTATCTTTTAATCACGTTTTTTGGAAATTTTGTAGGTATTTATTAATAAAAATAAATCTTTAATTAAATAGACAAAATGGCATCTACTACAAAAGTATTCGTTTCTCCTGGAGTGTATACCTCAGAAAGAGACTTAACTTTCGTTGCACAAAGCGTTGGTGTAACAACATTAGGTTTGGCTGGGGAGACTTTACAAGGTCCAGCATTCGAACCGATTTTCATAACAAACTACGATGAGTATCAAGTATACTTCGGAGGTACAAGCCCCGAAAAATACTACAATACTCAGATACCAAAGTATGAGACGTCTTACATTGCTAAAGCGTACTTACAACAATCAAATCAATTATTTATAACGAGAGTTTTAGGACTTTCAGGTTATGATGCTGGACCATCTTGGTCGATTGTAACTGCGGGGAATGTTGATCCAACAACCCTTTCAGTGACGGCAACTACGGGACCTGTTTATGTGGACTTTACTGGTACTACAGGTGCTAGTTCAAATATCACTATAACTAGTGTACCCTCAGAGTTAAGTTCAAAATTTTATGAGACTTACACTAGTTACGACGGTGGAACATCTACATTGAGTCAGGACTTTAAAAATTACATATCAACTCAAGTTGGGTTATATAGTACATCATCAGCCTTATCAGGAAGAACCGCATATTTTTGGGGTTCAGTTAGTACCACAACATTTAACTCAGTTACTGGTTCATCAGTTGCGGGTGCTGCTACAGCATACACTGAAACATTTGGGGTCAATAACGTTGACGTTTCAAATGCGGATTTAAGTTCATCATCAAACGATGCATGGTATTACGGATTATTCGATTACAGTCAAAGTATTACTAATGTGAATTCATATAATGGTTATGGGTTTGGTTCGGTTTTAAATGGTATTTCAAGTTTAGGTGGTGGTGTTTACTCAGGTACTATGGCAACATATTTAACTAACTACTCAGGTTCACCTTATAGTGAATATGATAACCTTGTAGTTGCAACTTTAAGATCAAGAGGTATCACTAACTATTCAAGTACAAGTCACGGACCGGCTTTCCAAGTTACAGGAACTACCGATGTGGCGATCAATTGTGCGGGTGGATATTCTGCGGTAACTAAAAATCCATATGAAACATTCGCAATTTCAGGGATAACTAAAGACGGAGACACGTTTAGTTTTGAGACATCATTGTCAACAACAGATACACAATATATTTCTAAAGTATTCGGTAGAAGTAATTTCGGTAAAGATAGAACTGAAGTACCTTTACTTGTTGAGGAAACGTACTCAAGTTTGTTACAAGCGGGGTATAGAGAAAGTAAAGTTAGAGGACTTTATTGTGATTTAGTATCTTTACCCGGTGTGACCGATACAACAAGTATTGATTATTCAGATTCATTAGGATTCTATTTGGAACAATACCAAACACCTGAGACACCTTATTTAGTTTCAGAACTAAGAGGTAATAAAGTTTTTAAATTATTTAAATTTAAATTAATTTCTGACGGTAACGCGGCGAATAAATTGGTAAAAATGTCTATTGGTAATATTTCATTCGCTAATGGAACTTTCGACGTATTTATTAGAGATTTTTATGATAACGATCAAAACGTTAGAGTTATTGAAAGTTTCACTAATTGTTCTATGGATCCTAACCAAAACAATTACGTAGCAAATAAAATAGGAACATCTAACGGAGAATACCAAGTTAAGTCTAAATATGTAATGTTAGAAATGAGTGACGAAGCTCCGACAGACGCATTACCTTGTGGTTTTGATGGTTACATCAGTAGAGAGTACGCAAATGCGACTCCACCGTTTATGGTTTATAAAACACAATATTTAAAAGCGGGTGAGGTAATTTATAACCCACCTTTCGGTTCTTCATCAGGAGGGGATAACGCAGTTATTTCTAACGGAGAAAACCCAAGAAGAGCGTATTTAGGTATTTCAAACATAACTGGAATTGATTATGATTTCTTCGAATATAAAGGTAAACAAATACCTGCGAACTTAGGAACTGACACTTCAGGGATTGGTTGGGGTTATAAAACTAAAGGATTCCACATGGATAGTGGAGCAACTATCGTCACTATGGTTGTTAATTCTGCAACAACGGAAGCGTTTGAAGTTGGTGCTGGATCATTTAGAAGTGAACCAGAAAGTACTGATAACCCATATTACAAATTAAATACTCGTAAATTTACATTATACCCTTACGGTGGATTCGATGGTTGGGATATCTATAGAGAATATAGAACTAATGGAGATTCATTCGCATTGGGTCAATCAGGATTCAAATATGGTGCGGCACCTTCAGTGACATATCCTACAGCGTCTGGATGGGGATCATTTAAACAAATTTCAGGACCTAATCAAGAGACATGGGTAAACACTGACTATTACGCATTTAAAATGGGACAAAGTAGTTTTGCAAATCCTGAGTCGGTTAATATTAACGTATTTGCAACTCCGGGTATTGATTATGTAAATAACTCAAACTTGGTTGAAGATGCGATTGATATGGTTGAAACTGACAGAGCTGACTCAATTTACATCTGTACGACTCCTGACTTTAATTTATTTTTACCAACTTATTCTGATATTGAAGAAGGTTTAATTTATCCACAAGAAACGGTAGATAATTTGGACACAACAGGGATAGATTCTAACTACTCAGCAACTTACTACCCTTGGATTTTGACAAGAGATAGTGTAAATAATACACAACTTTATTTACCACCAACAGGTGAAGTGGTTAAAAACTTGGCATTAACTGATAACATCGCCTTCCCTTGGTTCGCATCTGCGGGTTACACAAGAGGTTTGGTAAATTCTATCAGAGCACGTAAAAAGTTAACACAAGAAGATAGAGATACCTTATATAAAGGTAGAATAAACCCAATCGCTACTTTCTCTGATGTTGGTACAGTAATTTGGGGTAACAAAACGATGCAAGTTAAGGAATCTGCACTTGACAGAATTAACGTTAGAAGATTGTTACTACAAGCTCGTAAATTAATTTCAGCAGTGGCGGTTAGATTATTGTTTGAGCAAAATGATGATAAAGTTAGACAACAATTCTTAGACTCAGTTAACCCAATCTTGGATTCAATTAGAAGAGATAGAGGTTTGATTGATTTCCGAGTAACTGTTTCAAACACACCCGAAGATTTAGATTCTAACACTTTAACAGGTAAAATATTTTTAAAACCTACAAGAGCATTAGAGTATATTGACATCGAGTTTGTCATTACCCCAACGGGAGCATCGTTTGATGATTTATAATAAAAACTAAAAATAATAAAGGATGGGGAGTAGAAATATTCCCCATTTGTATATTTATATAAAAAAAAGATTATGATAATAGAAAAAAAATTAATCAAAGAAAGTGTTGGTATCGATAAGAAAGAGTCACAAACTTTTTCAGATAAAAAACAAAATATTGTTATTACTGAAGCACAATTAGAAAAACTATTGGAAAAACTTAAGAAGTGATGAAATACACCGAAGAGATATATAAATACGTACGTAGACAAAAATTAAACGAGGGATTCAATTCAGAGGGAACCCCTGATTTAAAATACTACGCGTTTGATTGGGATGATAACATTGTGTTTATGCCAACAAAAATTATGGTTATGTCTGAAAATGAAGAGGAGATTCCTTTATCGACTGAAGACTTTGCGGAACATAGACATCAGTTAGGTGTTGAACCGTTTCCATATAAAGGAACCACCATAGTTGGGTACGCACCAGACCCTTTTAGATTTTTTGGTGTTAAGGGAAATAATAACTTTATAGTTGACTCTTTAATGGCATCACCCGGTCCTTCATGGAATGATTTTGTTGAATGTATTAATGGGGGTTCGATTTTTGCTATTATCACAGCAAGGGGACACAATCCCGAAGTTTTAAAAGAAGCGACGTTTAATTATATTGTTTCAAATCATAACGGATTAAACTCAAAGACTTTAGTCGATAACTTAAAAAGATATCGAAATTTAAATACTGAAGAAGTTTTTGAATCGGTAAGTGACGTAAATTTCCAAGATAAGGATTTAATACAGGAATATCTTGATTTGTGTGTGTTTGAACCGGTAACATTCGGGGAGGGTAGTGCGTCGAACCCTGAAGAGGGTAAAATTAAAGCAATGAGAAGATTTATTTCATATTGTCGACAAATGGCTCAGGAGGTTTCAAAAACGACCAAACATAAAGGAAACCCAATGTTTAAAGACGACGTTTCAAATAATGAGATTCTACCGGTTATTGGTTTTTCAGATGATGATTTAAGAAATGTTGAGAAAATGAATGATTTCCTAGAAAAAGAGTATCCAGAAAAACCAGTAGATATATATTTAACTAAAGGAGGAGAAAAAGTTAAATATAATTAATAATCTCTAGTCTAGTAGAATAATAATTTTTAACCGGGACAAAGTAAATAGAAAAAAAATAAACAAGGTGATATTTATAATAAAATAAATAAAACTAATAAAAAAAAATAGACAATGGCTGATTTATTAATGAAAATGCCCTTTCAGTACGAACCTAAAAAAAGTAATAGGTTTATATTGAGTTTCCCTTCTTCTTTAGGGATCAATTCTTGGTATGTTGAAAAAGCATCTAGGCCGAGTATAAAAATAGATACGAAAGAAATTAAATTTTTAAACACTCAAACGTATGTTGCGGGAGCATTCAATTGGGAATCGATTTCAGTAACTCTAAGAGATCCTATCGGTCCTTCGGCATCTCAAGCAGTTATGGAGTGGGTTCGTTTACATGCTGAGTCTGTAACAGGACGTATGGGTTATGCTGCTGGTTATAAAAAAGACGTGGATTTAGAAATGTTGGATCCTACAGGTGTTGCCGTTGAAAAGTGGATATTACAAGGATGTAGTATTACCGACGTTAAATTTAACAGTGTTGGGTATGATTCATCAGATATCATGAAAATCGATATGACATTACAACCTGATCGTTGTATATTAGTATACTAATAATTTTTTTAAAAATAAAATAAACCCATCTATTAAGGTGGGTTTTTTATTTACTATAGATTTTAACAACATATTTTTAAATAAAAAACTATGGATAACGCATTGGATTACGGCCAACAACAATTTAATTTACCTCATGATGTGGTAAAACTACCTTCTCGTGGGATTTACTATACCCCAAAAAAAGAAGCTCTTAAAGTTGGTTATTTAACTGCCTCGGACGAAAACATTTTAATGTCCCCAAACAACACCAAAGACGGTGTAGTTAAAACATTATTGAGAAGTAAAATTTATGAACACGGATTCGACATTAACCAAATGATAAATGTTGATGTACAGGCGATTTTAATATTTTTAAGAAATACCGCGTTCGGTTCTCAATATGAATTCACGGTTAGAGACCCAAAAACGAATTCTACTTTCGACGCAACAATATTACTCGATGAGATTAATTATTTACAACCTAAACATAATTCAAACGAAGAAGGGTTATTTGATTTTGAATTACCAAAAAGTAAAAATAAAGTAAAATTAAAACTTTTAACTTTAGGTGATGAGAATGATATTGATACTCTAATCGAACAATACCCTAAAGGGATGGTAAGTCCCATTATAACCAAACGTTTAGAAAAACATATTGTGGAATTGGATGGTAACAGAGATAAGGGGGCGATTGCTACGTTTATTAATCAAATGCCAATATCCGATTCAAAAGATATTAGAAAATTCATTTCAGAGTGTGAGCCTAAAATGGATTTAGATAGAAAAGTTATCGCCCCGTCTGGAGAAGAGGTCACCATTGGTGTCACTTTTGGGGTGGAATTTTTTCGGCCTTTCTTCCAATCATAAAAAAAACATTTTAGATGAGTTTTATTATTTAGTAAAGTTTGCGAACTTCTCGTATTCTGACGTTATGAGAATGCCAACTTTCGAAAGAAGGTATTTTTTTGATAAATTGGTTGAAGAGTACGACAAAAATTAAAAATAACCTATTTATTAAATAAAATAAGAGTATGTTTTTATTTCAAACGACAACAACCGGTGATGAATTCGCAGCTGATGGGTTTAAATTATACAGTGAAGGGATATCGAACTTATGGGAAGCGGTAAAAACCGCAGTAATACCTGAAAACAATGTTGAAATCTTAACCTCAATGGAGTCAAAGGCAAAATCCATTCAAAGAGCCATCTCCGGGGTGGCTCTTAACCCTGCTAGCGCCACCGCATTTAGAGAAAAAATTGAAGATATTTATTTTGGTGTTGACGGACTAAATGGGGGGATAGTACAAATTGGTGGTACTGTTAAAGATGTTACCGATGGGATACAGGGTATGTATGACACTTTAGGTAGGGTGATAGAGCCGTCATCTGAAGTCTTAACTAAAATGGTTGAAATGTCAAAGGCTACAGGTATTGGTACTTTGGAATTGGGGAAAATGACTGCTGAATTTATGAGGCTTACCTTTTCACAAGAAAAAAGTATGAAACTTATAAACACTATAAGTGAAGCGGCAAGAAGAAGTGGATTAAACGTAAAGGGGGTTTTAGCTGAAGTACAGGCTAATCTTTCTAAAGTAAATGCTTATAGTTTTAAAGGTGGTGTTGAGGGATTAACCAAAATGGTTTTAGAAGCAAAAAGATTGGGGGGGACAATTGAGGAGATTGGTGCTGCAAGTCTTGGTAGAAGTTTCGCATTTGATCCTGAAAAGGCTATTGAAGCAGCATCATCGATGTCAATGCTTGGTGGGTCTATGAGTGATCTTATGAATCCGTTCCAATTAATGAATATGGGGGCAAACAACGTGGGTAAACTACAAAGTAATTTACTTGAAATGTCTAAGTCAGCATTTAAAGTTAACGAAGCCACTGGCGAAATTGAATCAAATGCCATTGCTCAACAAAGATTATATGAACAATTAAAGGCTTTTGGTAAAGAAGGTGAATACGATAAGTTCATCAATATGGGTCGTGAGAGTGCAAAACAAGCCATGATAGTTAAAAAGGTAAGTGACAGTGGTTTAGGTGCTCTTTTTGGTGAAGGAAAACTGTTTGATGAAAAAGAACAAGGATTAATTTCCCAATTGGCTGAAGTCGGAGAGGGGGGAAAAATATCTTTAGAAATCCCCGGCATGGGTAAAATTACCGATTTAAGTCAAACATTAAAAGATAATCCTGAAGCACTAAAAACTGCGTTAGAGAAATACCAAGACGCAGCAAAAAAAACTGATAGACAGATTGCTGAGTCAAATTTAACATTGGCGGAAGATCAATCAAAAGACGTTAAAATAATTAAAGAAAGTATTTTAAGACAATACACAGCAAAGGAGAGAACTGGTATATTGGCAAATGTTGAAAAGGCTATAGAATTAACCCATAAGTCGGCGTTGGACACTGCGGGCACTCTTTCATCCGCAGCAAAGGAAGGACTTAAAAATATACCGAGTATTGCTCAAACGGAAGCTAATACCGTGAAAGGTGGAATGGTAGGGAATTCAACAGTCTTACAGTTTTGGTTAGATATGATAGACGCAAAGAGTAAAGTGCCAATCCCCACCGTAAAAGATGGTTTTTTCGATGGAGAAAATAAATCACTAAGAATGGGTAAAGGTGAAATATTTAATTTTATAAAAGAGGATCAAGCAATTTTTGCTCCCGATTTA